GACGGATCCTATGCTACCAAAGACAGTAAAGGTAAATTCAACCCAATTTCTGTCTTGGCAATTAGACGAACTGAGGAACGCAATCTTAATTTCCGTAAAAAGAACATTGATGCAAGAGTCAATATGTGGTTTGGACAATTACGCGATTCATCGACGAAAAATGGTGAATGTGGTTCTCCCCTCATTATAAACAGTTCTTACGGTTATAGTATTGTTGGCTTACATTGTTTAGCCGGTAATTTCGATAAGACTGTTTTGGCCACAGAAATTGATGGAGCGTTTGTTTCTGAAATTTACAATAGTTTGAAAAACTTTAATGTTCAATCGGGGAATTTATCTTCGATATCATCTGTTAACGTTAAACGCGAAGTTGGAGATCTACATAAGAAGTCCGTCTTTCGTTTCATTGATGATGGTTGCGTTAATGTTTATGGTTCATTTACCGATTTTCGTGGTAAATCTAAATCAAATGTTGAAAATTCACCAATGAGTACTTTCCTTATTGATAAGGGCTATGAAGTTAAGTTTTGTAAACCTGAAATGAAATCATGGGTTCCGTGGCATATTGCTGCAAAAGATTTAGTTAAACCTATTTCTGAGCTCGATACGGGAATCCTCAATCATTGTGTTGAAGGATACATCAGCGATGTTTGCAATAATCTTGAAAATATAGATAATGTTAAAGACATGTTGATGGTTCTAGATGATTTCACAACGATCAACGGGGCTCAAGTTGCCTACATTGATAAGATGAAGCGAAATACTAGTGCGGGTAATCCATGGAAGAAATCAAAGAAGTATTTCTTACGTAGTATACCGCCTAATCATGGCATGCAGGATCCTGTTGAAGTAGATGAAGAAATTGGTGATAGGATGGACGATATATTAGAATGTTATCGTCAAAACCAACAGTTTCATCCAAACTTCTGTGCTCATTTGAAGGATGAACCAGTTTCTTTCAAAAAAGCAAAGGTCGGCAAAACTCGTGTTTTCACGGGTGCAACCATGGATTGGTCTCTTATCGTCAGGAAATACTTGCTTTCATTTGCGCGTTTGCTTCAAAATGAGCGGTTTGCTTTTGAGGCTGCTCCAGGCACTATAGCACAGTCCCTGGAATGGCATGAACTTTACGAGTATATTGTCAAGAACGGTAATGACCGTATAGTGGCTGGCGATTACAAGGCTTTCGATAAACGTATGAGTCCTAAGGAAATCTTGGCTGCATTTGACATAATAATATACTTTTGTCAATTGTCTGGCAATTATTCTGAGGAGGATATACAAATTGTTAGGTGTATTGCCGAAGATACTGCCTTTGCCTTAGTTGATTTCAATGGGGATTTAGTACAATTCTATGGTTCTAATCCATCTGGCAATCCTTTGACAGTCATCTTAAATAGTATAGTTAACAGCTTGAGGATGAGATATGTTTATTTCATGCTTAATCCTGAACATTCTGTTTCTACTTTTAAGAAAAATGTCAATTTAATGACCTATGGTGACGATAATATAATGTCGGTTTCACGGGAGTGTGATTGGTTTAACCATAGCTCCATATCGGAAACCTTTGCCACATTGAACATTGTTTATACGATGGCCGATAAGGAATCAGAGAGTGTACCATTCATTAATATTGAAGACGCCTCCTTTTTGAAAAGAACTTGGAGGATGGATGATAATCTTAAGTGCTTCGTTGCGCCTTTGGAGGAGGAATCTATTGAGAAATCTCTTATGGTTTGGACTCGTTCCAAATCCATCACTAAAGAAGTTCAAGGAATAGATGTCATATCAAGTGCGTTAAGAGAATACTTTTGGTACGGTGAGAAAATCTATAACGAAAAGCTTTATCTTTTGAAAGATTTAGTTAAAGATTTAGAATGGGAATTGTGGATTCAAGATTCCACTTTCCCAACCTATTCTAGTTTGTGTTATGATTTTATCCATCGTTCTAGAAAGTGTAAGTCCTACCAGGGCATATTTGGATCTGATGACCAAACTTGGTCGGTTCAAAGTCAATAAAAGTAATACAAATGTCCGAAATGACAATAAACTAATAGAGGTCTTTTATTCGTTTTAACCTCTATAAAATGGTCCAGTATCGTCCTCTGGCCATCTTGATTAGAAAATGTCAAACTCACAAGCGAAGCGCTTGTGTCTGTGCGGATGCGATGTTGTAATTAGCGTTCATGCGGACCAATATGGTCTTCAACGTAGCATGAGCAACATTGCTGGGGCCTATGATTATAAGCCCACCTAGAGTGATAAAGGCACAGGATAATTACTTAACACTTATGGTTTCTTCTCAGAAAATCTTAAAAGATGGAGATCTTAAAACTCAACCAAAATTAGGAAGTCCTCAATATGAGAGTCTACCAAATACGAAAGCACCATCATCAATTTTAAATTGTTTTAATCTTTCGCAGTGCATTGTTCAGAGTTCAGATGTTATAGAAATGACGACAGAAACTACTGGCGTTACTCTGCAAGAAGAAAATGTTGGTTTTGATGGTCAAGCTGATCCAATACTAACTATTCCGAACGATTTGTCGAGAGTTCAAGTCGATCAGAGTCAGAACGTTTCTCTTGGTAATTTTCTCAAGCGACCTGTTCAGATAGCTACTCAGACGTGGTCTGTGGGATCTACGCTTGATCAGTTAGTTGACAATTTCGATCCGTGGCACTTGTATTTCAATCAGGCTGCCATTAAACGAAAATTGGATAACTATTACCTCTTAAGATGTAATTTGCATCTGAAATTTGTTGTCAATGCTTCACCATTTTTCTATGGTTGTACTTTGGCTTCGTATCAACCTCTTACCAACTTTGCGCCAGGTTTTACACCCAGTGGTACTGCTGGTCAAGAGAGAACGGCGTATAGTCAACGACCTCATATATGGATCTATCCACAAGATTCTCAGGGTGGTGAAATGGTTTTACCATTTCTCTATTACAAAAATTGGTTGGATGCCACATCGGCAACTGATTTAACAAACATGGGCACTTTAAGTTTTCAGTCTTTTGGCAGCTTAGCTAATGCTAATGGTGCCACCGGAGACATTGAAATTGTTGTCTATGCCTGGGCAGACAATATTGAAGTCGCAGGACCAACAGTTGCTTTGGCTGTACAAGCCAAGGATGAATATCAAGATGATGGGGTTGTCTCTAAACCCGCTTCAGCTATAGCTAGAGCAACTTCGATGCTGAGTAATGTCCCAGTTATTGGACCATTTGCCACTGCAACATCACATGCTGCTGATGCAGTATCGAAAATTGCTTCATTGTTTGGATATACAAACACACCGGTTATAGATGATATTCACCAATTTCAACCTGCACCTTTTCCTAATCTGGCCTCTACTGATATTGGTATGCCTATTGATAAACTCACACTCGATGCAAAAAATGAATTGTCTGTTGACCCTTCAATAGCCGGTTCAACTACAGAAGATGAACTTGTCATAAGTAATTTTTGCGCTCGTGAAGCGTGGTTATTTGAAAATACTTGGACAAGTGCTGAAACTATAAATACCGGCCTTTTCTTTGCTAAAGTGTCGCCAGCATTATATACCACTGATGCTTCTGGTCCTTCAACTATTATATGGAACACGCCAATGGCACATGTTTCCGATATGTTTGAATATTGGCGTGGAGATATTATCTTCAGATTCAAGTTTATCTGTTCAAAGTATCACCGAGGCAGAGTGAGAATTAATTGGGATCCACATGGAGATATTGGTACACAAGGAGATTATACAACTGAAACGTACACAAAAATTGTAGATATCACTTCAGAAACTGATGTTGAGTTTCGCGTACCGTATACTCAGGCATTAGCATATTTGCGAGTCATACCTGGTAAGACTAAACATTATTCTGCAGCATCAACGTCAACATCGGATGTTGGTGTTAATTTCAACGGTGTCATTACAGTGCGTGTTCTGAATCGTCAAACATCACCAATTACTTCGGCTGATATTCGTATGTTGGTCTTCGTTAAAGGAGCTGACAATTTAGAATTTGCTGCGCCTAAAGAAATTGACACTGGATATTCTCCATATGCAGTTCAATCTTATGACTCTCGCATGGATATAGACAACAGTATGCATGATATGGGAGTCAAACCTTCTAGTGCTGATCCGAATATAAATTTGATTTATTTCGGTGAGTCTATTGTTTCTCTTCGACAACTTATGCGTCGGCAGAGTTTGTACAAACGACTAGTGGCTGCTGCAGGTTCAAGTATTGATACGATCTTCTTATCAACTTTCAAACTCGCGCGATTGCCGTTGTATCCTGGTTATGACAC